ACTTCCGCATCATCGGGAACTTGCTCAACCAGGCGTAATCGTTCTGGCCGGTGGTGCTGGGCACCTTCATGGCGATCTTCTGCCAGACCGACGGCGCAGCACCGAAGGCGTTGTTGAACGTGGTCTTCAAGCTGATGAAGAGGTTGGCGAGGTTCTCGCGGTTGACGATCATGGGATTCTCCTTTTAATTAACGAGCGGTCGGATCGGGGCTTACTGCACCCAGACGCCGTCGGTTTCCACACCAATGACGATACCGGCTGCAGAACGGGCACCGGTGGCGCTGGTGGCAGACACGGTCTGGTCGTCCTCGATGTAGCAGAGCTTGCCCAGGCCGGCCTGCGTCACCGCGTCGGCGGCGCTGTTGGCGAACTTGAACGCCTTGCCGCGACGCACCAGCACGCTCAGCGCACCATCTGCGCCCATGTTGTCCACCGTCTCTTCCGAGCGACCCAGATAGGTCAGCGTGTCAGCGACAGCGCCGGGTGTGGCATAGCCGGTGGCGTTTGCGGCCACCAGACTGCCGGCGAAAATCTTCTTGGCGGCGGCGATGGGCACGGCGATCAGTTCGCCGTCTTTCATTTGGGTATTGCGATCAGCAGTCAAAGGCATGTCGTTCTCCTGTTAGGTTGTTGGTTAGGACGCAGACTGGGCAGCCAGCGTCTTCTTGAATGCTTCCGGCGAGACGCCAGTGGCCGCGCACATCGCCAGCTGCGCTTCGCTCAGCTCGCCCTCGGCTTGGCCTTCCGGCTTCTTGCCGCCGGTCTGCGTGGCAGTCAGCGCATCGATCGGCTGCGCCGTCTTCAGGTACTGGGTCAGCGCCGCGAGGTTGGCTTTGCCCAGATCGCGCGCCCACTTCTCCTGGGACGGCAGCAACTTGCCTGCAGACAGCGCGGCAGTGACCACGCCCTCCACTTCGCGCTCGACCGTCTCGTTGCGCAGCGCGGCGACTTCGGTTTGCAGCGCGGCCATCGCATCCACCGGCACATACTTGGCCGGGTCTGGCGTGGCGGCGGTCAGTGCGGCGATCTGCCCGTCCTTGGCGGACAGCAGACCGGGTAAGCTGAACCCGGCAGCGGCCACGGCAGCGGCGTTGTCGGACTTGATTTTCTCGGCGGCTTTTTGCACCTCGGCCAGAATCTCTTCCACCGTGGCCAGTGTGGGCAGGTTAAAAAACCAGCGCAGTTGTTCGAGCAACTCTCCCATGCTTGATGTCTCCTGTAGTGTGAGTGAAGCGGAAAGGCGCGCGCTGACCTCTTCCATGCCGTCGATGGCAGCGTTGTTGGTCAGTGCGGCGTTGATGATCTTTTTGATTGCGCCGGTCTTCTTGTCGAACAAGATCACCGGCGAGATGAAGCGATATTCCTTGGCATCGATGTGCAGCTTGGCGGTCTCAGTCCATTCGACCTTGGCGAACAGCCCTTCGCCTTCGCGCCATTCCATCCCTTCGGCAGTGAACCAACCGGCCGCAGGCGCTTTCTGGCCGTTCTCGGATGACAAGATGGTCTGGTGTTCGTAGTCGATCACCACCGGGTTAGCCAGGGCAGCAATGTCGGCGATCAGCTTGGCTGCGATCTCGGCATTGGTCAGCCAGGCGGCGCACTCGGTCGGGCGGCCATCACGCGCACGGAATTCTCCGGCGGGCAGCAGCTGCACATAACCGTTGGCATCAAGCGCGAACGAACAGGCCGCGAAGGCGACCGATTGCGAACGGGGGTGCTTGGTGGTTTTGGATTTCATGGTCGCCATTCTGGCGAAGGCGACAAAGAGAGTTAAGACGGAAGAGGTTCCGGGGGAAGAATTACAAACTCTTTTTTACACTAACAGACCCCCGGAAAAATGCAAAGCAGGGAGTTAATGCAAACACGCACTCTGATAACCGTAAAAAAACGCCCAAGGAGGCCGTTAGACCCCCGTTAGAAACCGCGCGGGGGAATTTTGGCTACATCGGGCGCTTAATGGGGGGAGAAAACGCCACAGCGGCGTTTTTTGGGGTTTGTGTTTTTGGGCTGTTTTAACTACCCGTCGCCGTCGCGCCGAAATGCCCGATCAGCAGCCGGGTGACGGCATCAACGGCTTGGGGCTGCAGGTTGCCCGCGCCGGTGATGGGAAGTGATGGCCGCGCCGCAATGACTTTGTTCGGGATCATGCTGCGCGGGCTGGTCTTGCCGCCAAGATTCTGCATTGCCGCGTATTTTTTATTGCTGCCGATCCATGCGCTCACCGCGTCGGAGCCGGGCGTGTACGAGGCGGCAAGCTGGCCGCTTTCCTGCATGATCATGCCCGGCCACGATCCGCGCTTAGTGCGCATCGCAACAGTGGATGGTTGCAACGGCTGCCATTTTGGCCTGCCTTCGGCTGCGAGGTTGGCCTCGGTTTGACTGAGCAGCTCGGTGCGGATCGCACGCATCACCGGCGACATATCTTGCCCGGCGTGTTCCAGCCGGGCAAGAAAACCCATCACCGCACGGTCGTCGATCTTGATTTCAAACATGATGCCTCCTATAATCCCCGCCAGCAAGGTCGGCTGTCCGCCGATGGGTAATGGCTAAACTGCACCGCAGCGAATTATGCTGGTTCGAGTCCCGCCGCCGGCCTTCACTCCATTTTCACGAAACGCTTCACGTCTTTCAATCTCCCCGTGCCGTCATTCGTTGATGCCAACCTGTAGGCGTTCACGATTGCGTCGAGCTTGCCGTGTGGTTTGACGTTGTCCGCCGCGTCCACCGGGATATAGATCAACCCGCCGCTTCCATCGCTGGCCGTGTACACCAGATTCTGATGCAGCTTGTCCCAGTACACGGCATCCGGGTTGGCGACGACCTGCGGCAGCGATTGGTATTCCTCCAGTGTGAGCGTGATGCCCTGATGTTTTGAGCTGTCCGCGTGTATCAGTCGTTTCTCCGGCAGCACCAGCACGCGCGCCGCATCTGCCCCGCCATTGTTGGCCCTGGCAAAATCCGCGATATCTTCGGACACAAATCCGACCACCTGTATATCGTGCCCAGGCGCGCGCCTGGCCAGCGCATTATTCACCCAGTTCACAAACACCTGGTGGCGCAGCTCAGAGTTGTTGATCGCCTGCACCGCCTGCACGCGAATATCACGCTCCTTTACCGCGCTGATCTTGCGCATCACCTCGATATCGTTACCGAATACAGCTTCGCCGGGGTTATAGCTCCAGCCCGCATCCGGCGCGAACAGCTTGTCCCGGCCGTCAACCTTCACGCGCAGCGCCTTGACCTGTACCGTGCTGCCGCCACGCATCTGGATATCGTGATCGATCAGCTTCCCATCGGACGACTGCACCGTGATGCCATCGCGCGCGACCGCATCTGCCGTCATGGCCCGCACGCGGCAGCGGCAGTTAAATCCGTTGGGCGGGTAGTGCGTATGCCAGAACGGATCGTCCCAGCGGAACACGCGGCCATTCATCGCACGATGCACCGGACGGGTGCGTCCGTCCAGCACAGACACATATTGCCAATACGGGTGACTGTCCGCGCTTTCCATCATCGAGCGGTAGCGCCCAGCCATGTAGGCGGTTTGCAGATTGGTCTGGTAGATCGTCTTGAGGCGGCGCGGGCTACCCAGCTGCGCGGTGCTGACCTCGCCGGTGATGGTGTTGGTATGCTCGGTCTTACCCCACCAGCCTTTCGCCTTGAGGATGGGCGTTAAATTTTTCTCATAATCGCGAAAGGTGGTGCCGTTGTTTAACGCATCGTCCAGCGCGCCGCGAATATCGTCCAAAATATCGCTGTTCATCACCTTGGCCACGGTAAACGACTTGGCCTGCACTTCCTGCCACAGGTCGCGCCAGCTCCAGGTGATCGCGTAGCCCTTGGACTGAAAGTACTCGATGGCCTGCTCGGGCGGCAGGCCGAAGACGGCAGAGAGATCAACCTTGTCCATTTACACTCAACCGCCCCCACACCTCGGCCACGAACATGGCGCGCGCCAGCGTCTCTTCGAGCTGAAGCGTGTCCATCGTGGGGAAGGTCGCGGCCAGCTTGTCGAACACCTCGGCATAGTCGGCGGATGCAGCGATCATCTCCAGCACCGGCTTGAGCGCGGCCACCGCCTGACCTTGCAGCAGATCCGGCGCGATCGCCTCGATCGTGGCATCGAGCGCGGTCTGATCGGGG